TGAATTTTTTCAAGTTCTACACGGACTTTAGATTTAACTGCACTTTCAAAGATTGTTGCAGCTTTTGTCTTAAATTCTTCGGAAAGTTCTTCTCCGTCTACGAGAGCGGTGACATCATCAGAAACATCAAGTCCATCAACTATTTGATCAATGGATTCTTTCTTGACTTTTTTCTCTTCTGATTCTTCTTCACCATCTTCGTCATCATCATCCTCATCTTCCTCTTCCTCGTCATCTTGTTCTAAGATTTGAGCTCCATAGATTTTGGCAAGATCTTCTTTCTTCAGACCTTTCATGTGGTCTACAAGACCTTGAAGAATTTCCGATTTCAGTTTAGGCATCTCTTTGATTTCCTCAACTTCCTCTTCTACTTCTTCAGTTTCTTCTGCAGCCATAGGTGCAGTACCTTTTGTTTTAGGAGCAGAGGCAGTAGGTCCACCCTGTGGCTTCTGCATATCGTGTGGTTGTTGTTTCAGTTTAGAATTACTGCCCTTTGTTTTAGGAGCAACAGCTTCCTCTACTGATTCTTCCTCAACCACCTGTTCCATCTCTTTATTGAGTTCTTCAGACATATTTAAGTCTCCTGAGTAAATTTGTTAATTATATTTATAAAATTAGAGTTTTGAAAGGAACGATTCAAAGGCTTCTGCCTGTTTATTTGCGGATGCAAGTCTATGAATTCGAGCAACTTCAGCCTCTTTTATGATGCCGTTGTCCCAAATCCACTCCTTACCTTCCATAATTCCTTCCACAAACGCTTCAGGTGCTGAAGGATCTGCAACAATATCCCCTGCTGTCGCAAGATAAAAATCATCTTTGACATAGTTCGTGTTACCCTTCTTTTCAAGTGTTCCCATTCCTCTACTAGAGACTCCAAGTTTTGCACCAGCATTTAGCAATTCCTTGACAATCTTCCCATTAGGAGTATCAAGAATCTTTGCTTTCCCGACAATATTCTTACCATCGGGCACCAGTTCCTCAATAAGATGAGAAACCCTATCCAGATTGACAGTTGGTCCTTCTGGATGACCTAGTTCTCCGAAAGCTCGTTTCTTCTCAACCAGTTCTTTGTTGTATCTTTTGACTTCTTTTTCCAGTACACCAAAAGGATAAATTCGACCATTTCTATTTTTAGTCTCAGCTTGCATGAAAACCCCTTGGATTTTCATATCTTTACCATTCTTCCCTTCGGTAAGGATTTCAAAATCATCATACATTTCCGTAATTAATTTCATAATTCCTCTTAGTGTATTTTATGGACTACAAGTGTAATTAATCCATTAGTAAAATCTGTAAAGGTGACTCCTATATCAGCGGCATCAGAACCCCTAAGAGCAACTCCAGAGTTCTTGTAATTGATATGTCCTATCAAATTAGAACCACCACTTCCATTTCCTACTAATTTTATTGCATCAGTTCCACCTCTATCAATTACAACTGTACCAGTAGCAGGAATATTGTAAATTATTTCCACTATTCTTGCACCAGTTAAAGCAGCTTCATCAGAGCCTGATCTTAACTCAGCAAGAGTAATCTCTCCGTCATTTGTATCTAAATGGAGAATAGCTCTATCGTATGAGTTTTTGTCTATTGTGTTTGCCATAAGTTATCCTAGATTGTAAGCATTTCTTTGTCAAAATATTTCATAATATCCTTTTCTTTGACACCATTTTTCTTGGCGACCTTTGTTACAGTCTTATCAAATGTACTCAAAAAATCAGCTGGTTTTTTCTCCAAGGTAATATACAATTCATCAACTGCCGTCTTCATTTTAGGAGTTAATTTTTTGTATTCTGCTGATTTTTTATGTTCATCCTTTTCTATAACATTTTGATGAAACTCACTAAACTTCTTCACCGGCATCTGCATCCTGTGGCACATGGTGCTTAACTAAAGTGTTTGCGATTTCCACTCGTTTTAAATCCAATGCATCACCAACTTTTTGAGCAATAACTTCTTTAAATGCACCTTCAGCCTCAATCTTATTGTCATCTATCAAGGCATTTATCATATTTGGTATAGCCATAATTTATCTCCGTTCTATGCTATCAATTTGAATTTGTTCCTCCTCTGGTTCTTCTTCATCCCCAGGCGGTTGAGGTGGACCTTCATCATCTCCTCCCTCATCATCAGCATCAATATCTGGTGGTGGTGGTTCCGAATCAATAGAATCTTTCATCGAATCTATCTCATCATCTGACATTCGGAAAACGTGTTTCTGTACATATTCTTTAGAAAACCATTCACCGATATAAGGTTCTATACTATTTAGTATTTCTAATCGGTCACGCAACAAATCCATGTCACGCATTTCTGAATAATGACCATCTCTAAGATATGTAAACCTTATATTATCCCTAATTGCAGGCCAATCTTCATCTGTTATCACTCCTTTGAGTAATAATTGGGTTTTTAGTAGATCAAAAAACAGAAGACTGAATTTTCTTCTAAGTTTTTGGACAAATTTAGTGAATTTGACCTCATCTCTTGTAATTTCTGCACCTCTACCCAGATTGAAGCCTGGACTTGGTTCTTCTAATCGACTTGCAGGAATATTAAGAGATTTGTAGAGTTTATTTCGGAAATATAATATATCTTCAACTTCACCAAGATTTTGTCCTCCTGGCAGAGTAGTAATTTCCGTACCCCTTCCACCTTCTCTCCTTGGAAGCCAGAAATCCTCCAACATACTCATTTGATTTCTGTCATCTCGTATCTCACCAGTTGCATTATTATATACCAGTTTGTTACGATATCGATTCATGACATCTTTAAGGTATGTCTCAGCTTTAACCTTTGGTAAATTACCAACATCTATATAAAATATTCTACGTTCAGGTGCTCTTGCAATTCTGTAAATTACAACAGCATCCTCAATCATTCTGAGTTGGTTTACTGGTTTGATTGCTTTTTGAAGGTAGGAAAGCACCAAATTTTTCTGAGGATCATGCAATCCCGATGGAACATAACAAATCGAATCTTTTGCAATTTTAAAAGAGCCCGCTGTTGAGGTTGATATTCCCTTTTCGTTATATAAAAAGTATTCTTCTTTTATTTCTAGAGTTGGAGATCCTTTTTTTGTAGCCCCTCTATCAACTTTTCGTACTAATTTGATTTTGGTTGCATCAACGTATCGTAATTCTGCTATTCCCTGTTTTGGATCTGACTCATCTATAATCTTATGATAATGTAATCTTCCATCAATATACCATCGTCTGAATATGTCATGGGCTCTATTATTAAAATCTAATAATCTTATGATTTGTTCAAACTCAGATTTGATTCTATTTCTGATTTTAACAGAAAACGGAACTGCTTCAGATATAATAGAAACAGAATCACGCAATTCTTCTGTATTGACAGCCTCATTAATAATATCTTCAATTGCTAAATCACATTCTGGATGTTCGGCCGTACTTCGGTATTTACGAATAAGATCATATTCGTTCTTAGTCTGCCCTTCTATATCTAGAAATTCGCTGTAGAATCCAGCTGTAGTAGTTGCGCCCGTTTCAGGTTCAGGGAGAACAAAAGTTGGTTGATCTCCCTGTTCCTTCGGCGCTCGTGTTATTTGAAAACCAAATAAATTCGCCATAAAACTCCGTAATCAATATTAAATATTTATACGGATTTTTAACTGGTCGTATCGGTTTCAAAAAATTGGTAGCGGTATGTAATCTCAAATTCCTCTACGGCATCATTAGTATCGTATCCCAATTCGATAGGTGCTATCGTCAATGGCCACAATCCTCTGAAGGTATAGGACTTAATTACTGTTCCAGCACGATCCAGTTGATCAACAAACGCATCAACTTGGTAATCGGATGGATTTTCCAGACCACTATTATCTGAAAGAGCATTGATTCCATTCATCCAACGCTCGAAAGCATTACGGATTGCGAAATCTGTGTCATTCAAAATTGTAGTTGTCCATGTTTCAAAAGTTCGATCACCAGCAATATACAGGGAACGACCTCTGAATGGAACAGCAACTTCACCAAGTGTCATACCTGGCAAATTAGTTGATCTACAAAGAAACGACATAACTCTCGATTCTCCACCCACAGCTGCAAAGCCTGGGAAAGGCATATTTACTGAGAACTGATTCGCTCTTGCACCACCACCTTTTAATGTTGCTTTAAAATCGTTAATATTTGCCATTTAGTCCTCCTTACGCCCCAACTACTTCACTGAACGCAACACCAGTTTTCGTGGCGATGAAATTCAGAGAAATAAAGTTAATAGACCGAGCAGGCTTGACGTAAATATCAGCGACAAACTCGTTACGATCAATAACCGAGCCGGGGTTATTGGTTTCGTCACATACTACCAAGAAATCGGTGACACCTCTTCGACCTTGCACATCTCGCAAGAAAGGTTCGACCATATTCCTGAATCCAGCTCTTGTGAACTCATCATTGAACTCAAACAACTGAAATTTAGCAGCAGTTGAGATAGCTTTCTCAAGAGTGATAAACAACCTTCGTACATTGATTCTATCAAATGCACTTGGTTTTGATTGTGCAGTTTTATCACCATAAAGGACTGTTCCTTGGCCTGGGAAAGTAACAATTGGATTGATTCTTGCACGATAAAGAATGTCCCTATTAGCTTTCTGTGGATTATAGGCAAGTTTTACAACTCCCCTAATCTGACCTCGATTAAATCCCCCTGGCGAAAACCAAGGATCTGCAACCAAATCTGTTCTTGCACAAAGTCCGGCCATATCTCCGTTCAATGGAATCCACCGATAAGTGTCATTATACTTATCGTATGTGTATTTCCATCCACTATCGAATACTCCGTAAGATGTAGATGTAAGTCCATCAAAATATGATTTTACATTTGATGTTTGCGTTGTTTCATTTGCAACATTGACTACATCTGCAAGTTCTGGTGAAACGAATGCAACTGCATCTTTACGATCAGTACACATATCCATTGCGTTACCAGCTTTTGTTGCATCTGCTACTCCACAAATGAACATATTTAAATCAACAGTTTCAGTGTCCTTGAAACGATCAATTCCATCTTTTTGTTCACCAGTGGTCATAGTGTAAGAATCAACTCCACCAACTAAAGAAACTGATGTATTAACTTCTGCAAGTGCAGTAAATAATGTTGATCCTTGAGTTGAAATGTCATTACCATATCCTGTATTGGCAGAAGGATGATCCATCCAATAAATGTAACTAGAACCACTATAAATTGCAGTTGCATAGTAATTATCAGCACCTTGAGCTGTTTTAGCATCACTCAATTTTGATACTGCATTCCATTTTTCCAGAATCTCTCCTGGCGTTCCTGTTATTGAACCATCTTCATCAATTATGATAATATGCATTTCATCAGCAGTATTGACACTAGAACGATCTTTCACATAATCAGATGTTCCAGGCGCACTATCGAATTGATCATAATATTCCCATCGTCTGCGAACATCAGCTCCATTCGCAATAGCTGACCTTACTCCACCAGCAGTATTTGCAGTGCCATATCTTTCGATAGTTAAAATATCAGTACTAATAGCGGTTACTTTATATTCAGAACCATCTGCTTCAAAAAAGTGAACAATATCACCAACATTAAATTTTGCACCACCATCTCCATCAGAACCTCCACCATTTGCAAGTTCAATAGTAGTATCACCAAGCGCTGGACCATTACCTACAATTCCAGCACCAGAAGTGAAAGTTTCTTCAAACTCTGATGCACTTGGACACATAGAAACTTTTAAACTATTTCCCCATGCTCCAGCTGTTCTTGCGGCCCATTGACCGACATTTGCTTCCCCACCATCATATGGTCCACTTGATGTACCATCACCATCTGAATAGTGGGTGTTATTCTTAATCAAAATCGCTGTTCCAGAACTGACTGCATTCTTCATTGTTGAAGTGGAAGGTCGAACTACTCTCAAAGAATTAGCATAACCTAAAAAAGCTGCACCGGCCATCCAATCGCCGGCGTTATCTGTTTTAGGTTTCCCAAAAATTGAAACGAGTTCTTCTTCTGATGCGATAGCTGTAATCTGGTCACATGGACCTTTAGCTGCAGCCATCACCATTCCAGTAATTGAAGTTGCAACAGCAGGAACTACGTTTGTTAAGTCTTTTTCTGTTACCTGTACTCCAGGCGAAACTTGAAAACCCATTCCTGACTCCTATAAGAAGTGTTATCTCCTATATTTAGACATTTGATGTTTTTCAGAAGGGTCTTTTATAACATAAATATGTTATTATGACCCATTATGAGAAATACAAAGATACCATCAAAGAAGGTGTAAAGAAAGCTCGTAGAAAAAGGGAGATTTGGATCAATGAATATCTTGCCGATAAACATTGCAAATATTGTGGGGAATCAGAAACGTGTACGCTTGTCTTCCACCCTGACGATCAAAAAATCAGAATCTTTTCAAGATCGAAAGGACTCAGAGAAGGACTCAGAGTACCGATTCTGGAATGGATACAAAAGAATATCATTGTATGTATGAATTGCAGAAGTAAATTGGATAATGATATAGAACTCTCACCAATCCTCTAACCATTCCTTATTTGAATGAACTACAGGAGAAAATGTAGATCCATATTCGTCTATAGATTCTCCTATTTGTATACCATCTTCATCATGAATTCCATCTAATACAAATCCAAAAGGAGCCATGTCCTGTTCTACTAGTTCCTCTTTTTCTTTCCAGAGTTGTTGACGAATATCCATGTTAGTCAATTCTTTAAAATAAGTCTGATCGGATAACCAACCAAACAGAACCATACACATTGCAAGATCATCTGTTGAACCTTCATCAGCTTCAAAAGATTGTCCTTTAGATATGAAAGTGGTCAATTCTACAATGGTATCAAAATCCTGTATAAGAATCTTATCCCCCTCCAACATGGTCTTGAAATTAGAACATCCAACCTTCTTGAGGGCCTTAGTTGTTCTTACACCCAACTGTGCCTTCTTTCCAGAGAAACCACCTCCTGCAATTTGACCATTTCGACCATGCATAGTAGTCATAATCATATTATCATATTCTAAATCAAACTGAAGTGCATCTGCAACCTGTCCTCCAATATCATTGATCTCTGTTAAGACATAGGCTAAATTATATGCATTTGCTAATTTATGAATAATGGTAGGAAAATTCATAGGTTTTATTTCATTATCCCTATAAACTGCAACCTGTCTATAAGGTATATCTGAAACATCCATTACTGTAAATGCAGAATAATCACTATTAATACCTCTTGATACATCTGCAATTAGAACATAAGAATGTTCTGGAAGTGGATTTTCATAGACTTTCAACCCTGCATTAACCTTCAAAGGCTCTCTATGAGTCAATGCTCGGAGTTTTGAGGGATGTATGAGGGTATTTACGGACCCAAGAAACTCACATTCAAACTCCACGTTGAACTGTTGTTCACTTGTGTTCTTGATAGTTTCTTGTTTCCACTTCTCATCTCTCCCAGGCACCTCACTCCAATGTACCTCAATAGGAATATAAGAATTTCTACCATTCTCAGCATCATTCCACATCTTGTAAAACATATTCATTCCATGTGGAGTACTTACCATCATGACCTTGGATGTTTTACCAGAGGAAATTGTAGGATAGACTGAACTGAAAAACTGTTCGGCTATGTTATTAGGAACGTAGGCAAACTCATCAAGAAAAATGATGTTGTAAGAACCACCTCTGACTGCACTTGAGGATGTTGCACTTGCAAGAATCTTGGAGCCATTTTCCAGTTCAAGAGATCCCTTGTTCCAAGTCATCACCCCTTGTTGCAACCACTTTGGTAGATGCTCGTATGCGAGTTGTAGCCTTCCTAAGAGATCCCTTGCGACTGCGGCTTTATTAGCCAAAATGGCCACATTAACTGTAGGATTAAACAGACAATAATGCAGCAGATATGCAATAATCGTTGTGGATTTACCAGATTGTCTTGGGAGTTTACAGATAGAGAAACGATTGGTATGAAAGGTTTGAACCATGTCTCTTTGAAAAGGATAGAGATTAAATGGAACAAGGCCTTCATCAATACTTACTATCTTAATATAGTTTTCGATGAAGTATGCAGGGTCATCCTGACATCGAGCATACTCAACAATTTGTTCCTGCGTAAACTCGATTTGGACATTCGCTCTCTTGAGATTGGGATTCCCAAGATATACATTATCAGACATTTTTTATTTTAGTTGTCTTTTGAATATATCTTTCTAAGTTCCATATATCATCATATCGCATAATAGGAAATCCATGAATAGTATCGCCATCCTCATAACTATGAGAATATGCAGGAGTAACGTGTACTTTATTAACTACAAAATTATTTACCACTATTTCATCCCATTGTGATTGTTCTTTACCCTTTTCATATCTAAATGTCCTATTCATTGCATAATCATAAAACAACGATTGTAGAACTTTAGAATTTTTCTTCATCACTTTCTCTATTCCATCAAGATAATCTTTAATGGCCATTCTAAATGCGAAACCTCGTGTCTTGGGCCTTTGTGAGTTAATATTAGTACCAATCATTTCCCATGCATGGAATGGATCTTTCTTTATGTCTTTTACACTCCCTAAAATGGGATCTGGCTCTATCCATTCATCATACTCATTAACAAGTCGTTTAAACATACTAATTAAATCTCTTTTCATTCCTACCAATTTTTTACCACCACCTAATCCTCCACCATCAATACCTTGTCTAAGCGTTTGAAATGACATATATCTTCTGCCAGAGTTATCTACTATAGTATTAAGGTCATCTGGTCCAGCCACAAGAATGTCACCAGTTAATTCTGCAACAAAACCACCATCAGTCTGAATACCTGACTCTAAAAAATAACTATCCATATTAAAAAATGCAGATATTGATTTTTTTGATTTCTGCATCTTTCTTAGTTGGTCTATACCACTCTCATCGGTAATATGAAATACCTTAGAACGTATTTTATCAGGCCATAATCTTTCAATTATTGATGAACCTAATGGTATCTTCACATCATCAACTGAATGTCTTCTAAAATTAAATAGCATAGAAGACAAACTACCCTGCCGTGATACATTTTCTGAGATAAAAGATTTAAATGATTTTAACATCCTCTCTATTGTTATTTAGATCGTTTATCCTCTCACTCCGACTGTAGCACCTACAGATCGAATTTTCATTTTTCTAGAATTAGATCTTCTCAATTTTCTGAGTAGACTTTCTTTTCTAGTGGAACCTTTGAGTCTACTGGCCTCTGCTCGACCTCGATTTTTAGACTCATCTTCAAATCCGACAATCTTCCCTCCTTTATGAGAAGCATCTTTTCCATCACCATTTCCGTAAGTTCCTTTATCACGATTAAACTTTACAAGAGCCGCTCGATATTTTATTCTCTCAGGAGATGATTGAAACTTCTTGTATTCTGCTTTATAGTCTCGTTTTGCAGATTCTATTGCAAGAACCTTAGTTCCATTTCGATCCATTTTAACTGATTTAAGACCAAAATGTTTTTTGAGATGTTGAATAACATCAGCAACAGATAACATTTTATTCAATCCCTTCAGATAAGAATTGATCTGCACCAGTGAAACTTTACTATCCCAATATTCTTTAAATGTTTTCATTTTTTACCTAATGCTTTCAAGACCTCTGCTTGTCGTTTTGCCAAATCATCTGCTGGGTTAGATTTCTTCTTCGCCTCACCAGCGTCTTTCTTTGCAACATCTCTAATATACTGTTCCAAATTATTTCTAGAAATTGGTTGAAACTTCAATTTATCTTTTGTTACTTCATCCTTAAAGTCATTAAGCAAGAAATTCTGTCCGTATGCAACAATCTCATCATCAGGGCTCCAATTATCACTGTCATCTATACCAAAGACCTTTTTGATTTTAAAATTATTTACTACAATCTCATCCCAAGCCTCTTCAGTTCTCCTCAGATTCAAATAATTTGTCAACATTCCTCTGAGATGGTTTGCATTCTTTTTATAGATTGATTCAACTCCATCCAAATAATCTTTAATAATCAAATGAAGGGTTTTCTTATCATTTTCTCTAGCCTTCATTCCAAGATTCATCCAATGAATATAATATCTACCTTTCTGAAATCTAGGGGTACTGGACACATTCATAACCTTTTGCCAGTATTTGTTTAATAATTCTCCTACTAAATCCTGCAATCCTTTTTGATACTTACTAAGATCCTTCTCACCAAACCTACCCTTCATAAATTCTAATTGCACCCAGCGTCTTCCTGAAGTGTCTGGGGCACTCATTACATCTTGATTGAACGCACCAAGGATATTTGCATCTAACTCTAGTACCACCCCACCACTTGTCTGTATACCCTGTCCAAAATAATTAGGCCTCATCTCAAAGAATGCTGAAATACCAGCTTTCTTACCCTGCATCTTTTTAATATTTCGATACCCAAGTTCGTTTGTCACATGGAAAACAGTAGCTCGAACTTCTTTGGGCCAAATCCTTTTCATTATTGAACTAGACAATGGCATCCAAAATGCATTGAAACCTATAGAAGATCCCTGTGCAACATCAAAGAGTCTCGTAGAAAGACTCTGTTGCCACATCATCTGTTCTTTGAAGGTTCTCATCAATCTAACTTTATTTCGTAGTTATAAGCAACTACTCCTTTTGTAGGCCCTGGCATCTTTCTCAGATACACATGAATGGTTGAACTTCCAGTATGATGACCCATAGTAAAGTCAGCCTTACCTTTTATCATCTTTCGATCATCAGTTGCATTGACAGTAATCCTTGCAAGTTTCCTTCGCTTGATCTCATCGGCAACATACCTATCAGTCCTATCATCGTATTCTTTGATAAATTCTTTGTATGTTTTCATTTTCCCTTTATAAGCTTTTGGAGTTCTGCCGTGGACCCGACAAAGAGTGCATTGGTCACATTCTTAGGTCCAGAGGATTCTCTCACCTTTTTCTTGGTTGTTTGTAGATTGACCAACTTCTCAGTATTCTCTGCGTTGGTCTTCAACAACTGTCCTGCGACCTCGTAGGCTCTAGGATGGTCAGTCTCTTTTGCAACCTGAAGAATTCCATCAAGTGCATCCTGACCTCGTTCTATTATATGATAAAGATTTTCCCGACTATATTTGAAGTCATCGTTGTCTTCATCCGTAGTCTGTACCCTTGGGATTGCAGGGACAGTTGTGGTGGCTACTGCCTTTTCTGCAATACCCAAGAGTTCATCAATTTTTTCCATACCATTATGATGTTATCTGCGACCAATCAATAAATAAAGATGCAAGAAGTTTATTCAAACCACCACCTCCAGCTTGAGTCCAATTTCCAGTTCTGGCAATAGGAATTGCTTTAATGTGTCTAATAGTATCTAACCCACCCCCAAGAGTAGGAGTTGTTGCTCCAGTTCCATTTACACCATGTTCTGTATTATTAGACCCTATATTAGTTGCATATTGTCCTGTTACTTTCCAATCATCTAATACAAGTAAATATACTGATTCTTTATCTGCAGCTGAAGCAGGAGTAAATACTTGATTTGTATAATTACCTCCATCTCCAAAACCTAAATTATGATACTTACTTGAATTTGTACCTGTAAATCCATTTTTAACATGAACATATCCAACTACCAGAACAGTATGTCCTATTGTTGAGGTTGGTGAACTTGCATCATAATTCGGAGCACCTTCTCCATTAGGAGAAGCATCACCACCAGAATATGCACCATTTGCACTTGCCCACTCATAAAATGAAATTGGAAAATTTGTTAATTGTATATTACCACTTGCATCCGTTCCCATTGTTTCTGGTGCAAGTGGAGCTATTGTTGTAGTAGTTCCTGCCTTGTCATATTGATATCTCTTTAAATCCCAATGAGCCCATGATGCAATAAATGGTCTATTTGCATCTAATTCTGCTTTAATATTTCCCCATGCAGTTGTTGGTGAACCCTCTAACCAACCCTTTGAAGCTGCACCAGTTCCTGCTGGGGGAGAAGTCCAAACAGAAGTATCTTGATTCCATGCAAGACCCATCGCAGAATCTAATGATGCAGAAGTATATCCAGCCTTAAGCATAAATTGTTTAAACCCAATATAAAAATCTGCAATAGGTGTACCTGTAAATGCAGTCCCAGCCGTACCATCAGTCGCAACTGTTGATAAAGTTGCATCCTTGGCTCCCCCATTGTTGGTATTCAAATACCAACCAATATCAGTCAAAGAACCACTTGCGGTATTATATGCATATGTTGAATTTGCACCAGAACTATCTGCTCGTCCAGTATTTTGAAACTGATGACTATGCCAAGTATTTGTACCTATTGCAGTTGTCAAAGGCCATATAGAAACACTAGAAAAAGAACCAGATTTTTTCGCTTTAAAATAACCAACCCAATTTGCCATTGCAGTTGGGACACACCATGCATCAGCCTCTGCACCATTCACATTACCAGACTGGCCATCAGCTTGAGAACTAGGATCTATCCACCAAGCAGGCATAGTATCTATCAATTTTGTATCTAAATATCCACCAAATTCTGTACTCAAATTTGAAGAAGAAAGCCTCAATCTTGCATTATTGTGTATATGAGCTCCAGTTCCTCCCAAAGTAGAATTCCATCGTTGATTTGTAGAATCATACATGAATTTAACTTCACCAAATCTACCCCCACGATTTTTAATAAGTATGGATTTTTGATTATCAAAATATTGACTAGTTTCATTTCCGTCTGGCCATTTTGGATTAGGATTGGCACTACTTGGATTAACTGTCTGATTATCTATATTATGACTAGCAGTAATCGCAATTTCATTTGTTTTACTAGTCTGATTTCCAATATCCTTCATAACAACTTCATCTCCATCTACAGGATTAGCAGGAAGTGCAATATGAACACCCAATTTATGTTGATCCGTTCCTGTTACTCCTTTTATTGTAGAATCAGTCCTAACCAAAATTGTTTCATTTGATTCTGTATCGGTATATCTATCTCCTGTGAGTTTAACTCTCTTTTCGGTATGATAGTCAACCTTATAATTTTTATATGCTGAATGTGACATATTTTTATACCTCCATTAAGATCCATCCATTTGTTGCTTCATAATAAACTAACCCAAATCCAGCTCTATTAGTATTTACTGTCATATCAGCTGCATTTCCATTTATATTGGTTCCATTTCTTGCAACTGTCATTGCATTAGTTGCTGTATTTCCAGACCCATCTATGATTCTTACCCAATTTCCAAATGATGGATTTGCAGGAAGAGTAATGGTTCTCGATGCGGCTGCAGAATCTACTATAAGTCTCTCTCCATGAGATGCTGTTCGATTTCCTATAATAGCACACCATCCACCATGATCTGTCGTGTAAATAGGACATTTTTGAGAACTAGAACCTCCACCCATTCCTGCATGAGCAGTACAATAAATGAAAAGAATATCTGGTGCATCCTGTTTTACTTCTATCTCAGTGTATGCTCCAGCTGACCCTGGCGTACCAGTTGTCGTTACACCACTAGTATATGCCGTTCCAGAATTCCAAGTTCCATCAGCCGTTGTTGAAAATGCAAGAATATGTGTACTGTTAGAAGAATTTGACTGATCAAACCTATATTTTGTTCCCTTTTGTAGATGTAAAACATTTCGTACATGAGTATTAGATTTAATTGCAGTTCCGTCTATTACAAATACATTTTGAGAACCAGAGCCATCATCTGCAACTGTAACTGACATCGTTACATAATTAACTTGTACTGCTGAATCTGTATAAGCCTTTACAGCAGCTGATGTTGGAATTGTTGTATCATTATTGTTTGATGCAATGGTTTCAGATTGTGTTACTAGAGTTCCAGCTGCAATTTCTGAAGTCGTGACTGCAAGACTAAGTTTTGTTTGTGCAATCGCAGCTGAGGCCTTAATATTTGCATCCTCAATATTTGTTATACTATTTCCAGTACCATCTGCATCAATTGTTTTGTTGGTAAGAGTGTCTGTTGTTGCTTTACCTATCAGAGTATCCGTTGCAGCAGGCATTGTCAAAGTATTACTACCTGACTGTTTTAGTGATACTATAACTGGAGTTGTCAGAGTCTTATTTTCAAGTGTCTGAGTTCCTGCTAAAGAAACTTCTGCATTAATAGTAACA